GTAGACGATAAATCGCGATTATACGATTACGAGACTATAAATAAAATAGTGTCAAAGTCAGCGATGTTTGTAAAGCTGCCAACCAAGTGGCTGAGTTGTTTGGTGGTAAGACTAAGATCTTTAAGCATACAAAGGACGAGAAAGATGCAAATGATTATGTTAAGTTCGGAAAGAACAAAGAGTTTGTTGACCGCTGGTGGTCGTCAGAGAGATTTGTTCCTGATGGAATTGTTGCAGGAAGTAGTCTCTGGGATGAAGTTAATAAGCCCATTGCTCCTGCCCAATGTTTGTATCCCTATGCTGGACTTAACGAACTCACCTATGGAATCAGGCATGGAGAACTGGTTACAGTTACGGCTGGATCTGGATTAGGTAAGAGCCAGTTCATGCGTGAGATTATCTGGCAGATCATTAGTAAGACTGAAGATAACATAGGAATATTATTCCTTGAAGAAAGTATTAAGAAAGCTGCACTCTCTCTTATGAGCCTAGCTGCTAATAAACCTTTACACTTACCTGATACGGAGGCGACAGATGAAGAACGATGGGACGCTTTTGAAGCCACTATGGGCACTGACCGTGTGTTCTTGTTTGATCACTTCGGTTCTACAGGTGTGGACAACATCGTTAGTCGTGTACGATACATGGCTAAAGGACTCGGCTGTAAGTACATCGTACTTGATCACGTTTCTATTGTTGTATCTGCTCAGGCTAATGGCGATGAACGTAAAGCGTTAGACGAGATCATGACTAAGCTTCGTATGCTAGTACAAGAGACAGGTATAGCCTTGTTCGTAGTCTCTCACCTGAAACGACCTGATAATAAAGGACATGAGGAAGGTGCAGCTACTAGTCTATCACAGCTACGTGGCTCTGGTTCTATAGCACAGCTTAGTGATATGGTGCTAGGTCTTGAGCGTAACGGACAGGCAGAAGATCCTAATGAACGTAACACAACGTATGTACGTGTACTAAAGAATAGGTTCTGTGGTGTTACAGGCAAGGCTGCTCCTTTACTTTACAATCATGAAACTGGTAGAATGATTGAGGTGGAAGAGGACGAGGAGGACGTATGAAACTATGGCATGTAGTAAAGGAATCGTGTGTAGCTGGTGGCAAGGATTATGAACCCTGCTCATTCATATCAGTAATCTACTCCTCGTCTTATAATGAATGTAGGAAGAAAGCTAAGGCATTACATGTAGAAAATGACTATGATGATATAAACCCTGTGTACATTTATCACATGAGTGATGTAAACTTTACTGATACTTACCCATATCATGATAACTTTCCTGATCCTAGGGAACCTGTAAGAAAATGGCACTTGTTTGGATCAGAGTATGCAGGGGATGATACATGGTTCAGTACTCACATCGTATCATCTAATGATAAGCTGGAAGTAGAAATGCAAATGGACTACGAGGGTACGCAAGGCCAGTTTAAGGAGATGGTTATTGTCCACACTGATGAACTAGATGAAGAGTTTATAGAAGAGGTGCTGTCATGAGTAAGATTGGTAACTACGTATTAGGAAGACAAGAAAATGAGTACGATAATAGATATAGAAACGACTTCGGCAATGGATCACATATGGTGTTGCGGGATTCAGATAGAGGGGGAGAAGAGGCAGCGCATATTAGTGAAGCCTATGCAGTTGCAAGAGCTTATAAAGAATACATCGCATATTGTTGGGCACAACATTATCTCGTTCGATGCTCCCAAATTAAAAGAGATATGGAATGTTTCCATTGAACCTTCTGTCCTTAGAGATACTCTTTTACTATCTCGCCTGTGGAATCCTAGGTTACTCGGTGGGCACTCACTGGCGGCGTGGGGAGATAGGTTGGGGTATCCTAAGCTTGATTTTACTGACTATGATGGTGGCCTTACAGACGATATGAAGGTCTACTGTAAGAAGGACGTTGAGGTAACGAGTAAGTTACTTGACCACCTGACTAAACAGTTAGCAGCAGATGGCTTTAGTGAAGAGTCTCAAAGACTTGAGCATGATGTTGCTTTAATCATAGCAAAGCAAGAGAGTAACGGATTCAAGCTTGACCTAGAGAGAGCTAATCAATTACTCACTGATCTAATGGGGAGAATGAATGAGCTTGAACGAGAAGTGCAACAGGTCTTTCCGCCCTTGGTGGAGGAACGAGTCTCGGAAAAGACAGGCAAAAGACTCAAGGATAAAGTCACAGTGTTCAACCTTGGAAGTAGAAAGCAAATTGCTCAACGCCTCCAAGACAAAGGAATAGTCTTCAAGGATAAGACTGAGAAAGGGAACATCATTGTTAATGAAAAGACCTTGGCTGGTATTGATCTACCAGAAGCACGAATGATAGGTGAATACCTTACCTTACAGAAACGTGTAGGACAGATTGATAACTGGGTCAACGCAGTAGCAGAGGATGGTAGAGTACACGGCAGGGTAACAACTAATGGTGCTGTCTCTGGACGGATGACACACCAAAGCCCCAACATGGCACAATGCCCTGCTAGTAAGCATGATAAGAAAACAGGTGAACTACTATGGGGAAGGGCTTCATGGTATGGCACAGATTGTAGGGCTTGTTGGATTGTAGAAGAGGGTAACGTCCTCACAGGCATTGACGCTTCTGGTTTAGAATTGAGAATGCTTGCCCACTACATGAACGATAAGGATTACACTAAGCAACTATTAGAAGGAGATATACATACTTATAATCAGAACATGGCTGGTCTAGCATCTCGCGATCAAGCCAAGACTTTCATATACGCCCTGATTTATGGCGGAGGTGTAGCTAAGATAGGTGAGATAGCAGGAGGTTCACCAAGAGTAGGTAAGCAGTTGGTTGATAAGTTCCTAAAGAACCTACCCGCCTATGCAAGGTTGAAGAAGAAGGTATTGACTTCAATGCGTAGGTCAGGTACACTTAGAGGACTAGATGGGAGAAGGCTTAGAGTTGAGTCAGAGCATTCCGCTTTGAATTTTTTATTGCAATCGGCAGGTGCGATAGTAATGAAGAAAGCTCTAGTGCTTTTAGACCAGAAGCTAATTGATCATGGTATATGGTACAAGTTTGTAGCTAATGTACATGATGAATGGCAGATAGAAACTACTAAGGCGGACGCCAATTTAGTAGGAGAACTCGGAAGACTCGCCATCAAGGAAGCTGGTGAGCATTTCCAAATGAATTGTCCATTAGATGGTGACTTTAAAGTAGGATCCACTTGGGCAGAAACACACTAGAGTTTCCTAGGAAACTTTGCAAACAGGTCTAGTGTACTTTTAAATTGTAAAATTAAGGAATAAAATCCATGCAAACACATAACGTAGTAAAGATTCAAGCAACGGCTTTCTGGTTCTCTTTTCTAGAGAAGAATGAGATGTCAGATAAGTACCAAGTTGATGTTAGTCAACTATCTGAGGAACAAGTAGATCGCTTGGAAGGGTTAGGGATTGGTGTAAAGAACAAGGGTGATGATCGTGGTTACTTCGTAACTGCTAAGTCCTCTAAGTTTGCTCCACGAGTTGAGGATGCCGATGGTTTCCAAATGACTGATCCTGTGGGTAACGGTAGTAAGGTTACATTCATCATCAAGCCCTATGATTATAACTTCAAGGGTAAGACGGGTGTAGGTGTAGGTTTATCTAAGGCGCGTGTTGACGAGCTAGTAGTATTCTCTAAGGATGATGCTGGCTTTGATGACATTCCGAGCATCTAGATATGCTGCTTCTCATAGACGCTGATATACTTTGTTATCGTATCGGCTTCGCCTGTGAGAATGAAAGTAAGGGAGTTGCTTGTAGGACTATGAGTAACTTTCTTACTGACATTATCGAGGATCTAGTAATGGATTCTGATGACGAGACACATGAGGTCGAACTCTACCTAACAGGTAAAGGTAACTTCCGCTTCGATTACGCTGTTACGGCAGAGTACAAAGGTAATCGTAAGAATAATAAGAAACCTCAATGGCTCCCTGCTCTACGTGACCACTTGGTTGCGAAGCATGGGGCGATAGTGACTCAAGGTGAAGAGACAGATGATAGGATAGCTATCAGAGCTACGCAAAATCCAGAGGCGATCATAGTATCCCTTGATAAGGACTTCTACCAGTTGGTGTGTGGTCATTATAACTTTGTCAAGAAAGAATTATTCTATGTGACAGAGAAGGAAGCAGTATACAATTTCTATATGCAGTTCTTAGTAGGTGACTCTGCTGATAACATCAAAGGTGTTAGAGGCATTGGCCCTAAGAAAGCTGAGAAGCTCTTGAAGGATAAGACTGAGTTAGAGATGTATGCAATCTGCGTAGATAAACTAGGAAGCGAAGAGAGGGCTATCGAGAATGGCATCCTCTTACACTTACGAAGGAAGGATGATGAAATATGGCAACCACCAAAACCCGTAACAACGGACGCTGGACAGAAGCTAGACACAAATCCTTTATAGTCTCTGCTTTACGTGGAGCACATAGTAAATGGGGAGTTAAAGCTGATGTTAAGAAATCTGCTAGAGTTGATGTGGGGCGCTACCTATGTGCTTGTTGTGGCGATGTTGGCCCAGCTACTTTGCCTCCCCTTCAAGGGCAGAAGCGGCGAAGAAATAATGCTGCTGTTGATCATATTGATCCTGTTGTTTGTACTAGACGAGGCTACATCGACTGGAACACATACATAGAACGTATGTTTCTAGAAGAGGACGGCTACCAAGTCTTGTGTTGGAAGTGCCATAGTGCAAAGACTAGAGATGAACGCGAAGAGAGGAAGAAGAAATGAGACATTTAGTTATACCTGATACTCAGATCAAACCTGACGAAGATACTAGCCACATGGAGTGGGCTGGTCACTATGCTGTTAACATGAAGCCTGATGTAATCATACATCTAGGTGATCATTGGGATATGCCTAGCCTAAGTAGTTATGACACTGGTAAAAAGAGCTTTGAAGGAAGACGATATACCAAAGACATAGCCTCTGGCAACGCAGCACTAGAGAAGTTCCTAGCCCCTATACGCAGGGAACAAGAACGCCTAAAGGTAAACAAGAAGAAGCAATGGAATCCTCGTCTTGTATTCCTAATGGGTAATCACGAGTATCGCATTGATCGTGCTGTACAGAATGATGCAAAGCTTGACGGGCTTATTAGCTACAACGACTTTAACCTAGAGGGTTGGGAAGTATACAACTTCTTAGAGCCTGTGGTTATTGATGGTGTATGCTACGCTCACTACTTCACCTCTGGCGTGATGGGTAGACCTGTATCATCAGCAAAACTCTTACTACAAAAGAAGTATATGAGTTGTGTTATGGGACATGTACAGGATAGGGATATAGCCTATGCCCGTAGAGCTGATGGTAAAAACATGACAGGTTTGTTTGCTGGCATCTACTATCAACATGATGAAGAGTACCTAAACCCACAGACTAATGGATCATGGTCTGGTCTATGGGTATTTAATGATGTTAAAGATGGTGGCTTTGACGAGCTTCCAGTATCAATGGAATATTTACGGAGGACTTATGGCTCTAACTTTGGAAGAGTTGAAAGAACGCTTAAAGCAGTTGGATGAAGTCATTCTATTAGAGCTTCTTCAAATAGAATCTGAGGTCTTAGTAAATAGATTTGCAGAGCTAGTAGAGAAAAACTTTACTGACCTAGAAGAACAACTGGAGGATAAGGTCTATGAATAAAATAGAACCAGACCTAGGAGACTTACTAGGTGTTACATCAGCCAGTATGAGGCAAGTAGGTGGTGATCACTATAAGAACCTAGCGATTCAGCCTATGGAATACTCTATGCTTAACAAGCTTAATGCTGCACAACATACAGCTATCAAATACATAACGAGGTATACTGCTAAAGGAACTCCATTGGAGGACTTAGCTAAGGCCAAACACTGTATTGATTTACTTGTGCAGCATGAGCTGGAGACAGCTAATGTGGATTAAATTAGAAGATGAATACATAAACTTAGATCAACTGGTCTTTCTTAACCCCGATGCTAAACTGGTTGTGACCAGTGCAGGGAACAGCGTAGCACTTACTGATGATATGCTAGAAAACCTACTTAAATATATTGAAAAGGACATGAGCAATGCAAGGCCCACAAACAAGACTAAGCCAAGAAGTACACGCAACAAAGTATAGGAGCGAAGGTGAGAGTTTTAAAGAAGCACAAAATAGATTCGCGTCAACCCTCGCAGATGGGGAAGAACATTTTTACAAGTTACGATCCATACTGCTTGAGCAACGATTCATGGGAGGTGGTCGGACACAACTGGCTATTGGCTCACCGAATCAGACTACAGCCTTTAACTGTTTTGTATCTTCCCCTATTGAAGACAACTTTGACAGCATCATGGATATCGCTAAAGAAGCGGGTAAGACAATGCGTAAGGGAGGTGGTATTGGTTACGATTTCTCTCGTCTGCGCCCTAAAGGTAGTCGAATACTTTCTTTAGGTAGTCAAGCCTCTGGCCCTATTAGCTTCATGCGTATCTATGATAGCTTATGTAAGACAGTAAGTAGTGCAGGGCATAGACGCGGTGCTCAGATGGGTGTGTTACGTGTTGATCATCCTGACATTGAAGAGTTCGTTCATGCAAAACAGAACTCCACTGAGCTAACTGCATTCAATATCTCTGTTGGTGTGACGAATGAGTTCATGGAGTGTGTTCGTGACAAGAAGATGTTTGATCTAGTCTTTGAAGGGAAGGTACATAAGCAAGTAGATGCTGCTGCTTTGTGGGAAATGATCATGCGTAGTACATGGGATTGGGCAGAGCCAGGAATTTTATTTATTGATCGTATTAACGAGAGTAATAACTTACATTACTGTGAGACTATCGAAGCAACTAACCCTTGTGGAGAACAGCCTCTACCTAGTAATGGTGCTTGCCTCTTAGGTAGTTATAACCTAGTTAAGTATGTAGACTTTGATGATGAAGGTACACGTAGCTTTAACTTTGCTCAGTTGATGCAGGATATACCAGTTGTTACTCGTGCTATGGATAACATTCACGATAATACTGTGTTCCCGTTACCAGCTCAAGAGGAAGAGAGTCGTATTAAACGTCGTATGGGTCTAGGTGTTACTGGCCTAGCTAACGCCATTGAAGCTATTGGCTTTAGTTATGGTAGTGAGAAGTTCTTAGCGGTAGCAGAAGATATATTCAAGGTGATACGTGATGAAACATACCGAGCCTCTGTTGCTTTGGCTAAAGAGAAAGGTGCGTTCCCTGCTTACCATGAAGACTATCTCAAGGGAGAGTTTATCAAGACCCTACCTAAGACTGTACGCGCTGGTATCAAGAAGTATGGAATACGTAATAGCCACCTTCTTAGCTATGCTCCTACTGGTACTATCTCTCTTACTGCTGATAATGTCAGTGGTGGGATTGAGCCTGTATTTAGCCATAGCTATGATCGTACTATCCAAACAGAGGATGGGCCAATCATTGAAGAGGTAATGGATTATGGTTATCGTGAATGGAAGGTTAAAGGTAAGACAGCTAATGAGTGTACAGCAGACGAGCATCTAGGTGTGTTAGCATTAGCTACTAGGTATGTTGATAGTGCTGTCAGTAAGACAATCAACTGCTCTCCTGAGATGCCTTGGGAAGACTTCAAAGCTATCTATATGAATGCTTGGGAGATGGGCTGTAAAGGTGTAACTACCTTTAACTCAGGAGGTAAGCGATATGGTATTCTTAATGTGAAGGAAGTACCTAAAGAAAAAGAGGCAGAAGCTTGTTACATTAACTTTGAAACTGGGCAGAAGGAATGTAGTTAATTTCCTAGGAAACTCAGGCAAAATAAAAGGGGCTTAATTGCCCCTTCTTTGTGTCTGCTAATCTCTTAGCTTTTGGATATACTCCTGATCAGCCCTTTTAATAGCTTTCTCACGACCACCTAATGCCCAATCATATAACACCCTACCAGCTACAGGTGCAGTTTTCATGATGTTAACAGGTAATTGTGATTCATCTAAAGGCACTCCCTTAGCTTGACGTTGTGCTTCTGTTACAGCTCCAGTAAAAGGAGCTAGACTAGGAGTAAGCACTCCACCAATAACAGAACCAAAATCACCCTTTTCTAAATCACCAATAGAATACTTGTTGATAAAGAACAAGGCTGTCAAGTTCTCCACTACGTTATCAGGAATATCCCCTGCTTCAAACCCTTCACCAGCCATCCAATCCTTACCTTCGTCCACTGTACCACCAGCAAGGCCAATATAAGCAGCATACTTGAGAGCTGCCTTAGTAGCACCTACCTTATCAGTCTTAGCTTTCTTGATGATATCATTGTGTAGTAAGGTTAGCTGCTTCAAACCAAAAGACTTGAGAGAGTAAGCAATACGTCCATCAGGATGGTTAAGGTATTGCTCAGGCATCTCACTAAGAGCTGCTGGTTGAGTATCTAATAGTTCATGCATCCGATACAGCTCAGTATCAGAAGTCTCAACACCATTCTTTAGATCATACACCAACTGATCAAAATCCTTACCATAAGCCTCACCATATTTCTTCTTGAGAACAGCTACGCCTTTAGGGGTTGATGCTAGCTTCCTTCCTTTGATCTTGGATGCTTCAAGTAGAACTTTCTTACCAAACCTATCAACAGCTCTAAAGCCACTAACGGATAATGAAGCATCTAACCACTTCTTAGTTGCCCCACTCTGGTTCATTTCAGCAGCTACAGTATTCACTAAGCCTGTGTCGTGCACCATATTACTTTTGAAATTAAGAGCACCTCGGATGGTAGGCATAATTCCATGGAGGTAGGCAGCAGTACCTATATCCTTTAACTGAGTAGCTGCTGAACGGAACTGACCGAGTGAGGACATATAACCAATGTCTTTAACTGAACTTAACCAGCCCGTCATTGCTTCCTCGCCCTTAGTGAAACGAGCTTGCAGCATTTCTTTAATCTGTTCTTGACCAGTGGCATCAATACGTCCTCGTCTAAGTTCCTCACCTAGAGTCTTATATAGGATAGCATTCTCGTCAACATCACCACTCTTGAGGTTTGAATTACCTAAGAACTTCTTCTTCTCAAAAGAACGAGTAGAGGAATCAATGTACTTAACAATAGAAGAACCAGCATCATCGTAGAACTGCATTAACTCAGGGGGTACATCTTGAACAGAACGATGTGCCTTATGCCCAGCCAACACGCGAGGGTATGCTTTGTTCATAGCAACTGTAACCAACTTAGTCACAGCCTCCTCAGATAGTTGACTGATGTTTGCCACACCTTCCTTTTTCAGTAACGCTTTCAGACCTGTCTCTAGTTCATTCTCTGCCTCTGGCGCTTTCTTACCTATTGCATCACGTAAACCTTTTAAGTCTTTCACGCTCCGAGGGAAGTAGTTTTCTAAAGCGTTGAAACCCTTCACCTGTGTCTCAAGTAACTTACCATCCGCTGCTACCATGTTTTTAATAACATTCAGTTCAGCTCGACCACCTCTAGTGAGTAGAGCCTTAGCCCCCTCATAATCACTATTCATTAAACGCTGACCAATCTTCTCCCTTTCATTACGTGTGTACTTTTTCAGTGATTTAATAAAAGGAAGAGCACTATCCTGACGTTTCTGTGTCGCCTTTAAAAGACCTGTCTCATACTTCCGTAGTTCATGATGTACTCTAGGAGAGAACTCTTTAATACGAGCAGAGATACCTAGCACAAGCTTAGATGCTAGACCAGCTTCCTTTGCCTTATCTACCATCTGTACAGCAGTTTCAGGAGTAGGTATCTTAGGTTCTCTATTAGCAATCTTAGAAGCTTTAAGTAAATCCTCTGGCGATAGACCTAGCTTTTGAGTAGCTGCCTCCACCGCTTGTTCAGGAGCAGTACCATATTTAGCTATGTTGTGGGAGACTAATGTGTCAAGATCATCTAATGCTTGGTTAGCCCCTTTAACAGACTTAGCCGTGATTGCTTGACCTATCTTATTGAAACCATAACCAGCAACAGGAGCCAATACAGCTCCAGCTAATACATGACCACCAGCTTCAACTAGATCAACTTCGCCCTTATGAAGTAACTGATCAGCTACAGAATAAGATCCACCTACAGCACCACCTATTTTAGCCATCCCTTTATATGTAGCACCCACAGGGAGAAGAGATGTTGGGTCAGTTAAAGCACCTACGATGTTGCCAAAAGTAGAACCCTCAACATCACCATACTGTCCCTGTAAACGTTGTTCACGTAAAGCAACGATACGTTTACGTCGTTCATCAGTACCTATATCATCCCAATCATCACCATATAACTCCTCAGATGAAGAGTACCTAGGAAGATGATAGCCCTCTTCCTCGTTCCAGTAGGATATCTCAGGTGCTGCGCCTGTTACAGCGCCTATATAGTCACCAGCCTGTTGAGAGAATGTCTCACCTTCTGCAAAACCTTTAGTAAAGGAAGTATCTCCCTCTACTGGTGGGGCCACAGAAGGTTGCTGCATTGTCATCAACTCTTTCCATGTAGGTACAGATGAACCTTTGTCCACTTGCATCCCCATTAACTCTTCCCATGTAGGAGTTGTCATATTATTTACCTGTATATGGATACACTTTCTGATCAAAGCCAGTAGGATCAATTAGGAACTTTTCCCCTGTTTGAGGGTTTGTCATTACTTGGTATTCCCTTCCCGTACCTGTAATAGCTTTATGATAAAGTTGACGGGCTTGTTTACGGGTTACGTCAGCCTCTTCCATGATACGAGTAAGAGCTTCGTTCTCTAAGGCAATACGATCAGACATAGATAAATTCTCTACGCCCGTAGGTGCAACTTGTGAGGTAAGTTGCTGTACTACAGTAGCAGCTATCATATCTTGTGGAGGTAGAGCTGATACAGGAGTAGACGTAGCCTCTGGAGTAGATACAGACTCAGGAGTAGGTGTAGACTCAGGAGTAGGTGTAGACTCAGGAGTGGACTCAGAAGTCTCTACATCAGTTGGAGGCGTCCAAGAATAACCATCAAACGTAGTACCTGAACCACTCAGATGAACTGCTCCTTCCTGTATAGCTAGCTCCAGTGCAGCATTAGGGTGCATATTTAGTTCATGTACCTTAGTACGAGCAGCTACCCAATCACTAGCAGATAGTTTGTCTTTTCTACTTAGACCGCCTAGAGTATCAAGCCAGCCATTAGATTGCATAGCTACCAAAGCAGCATCTATATCACCTCTGGTTATGTTAGCTGGTTTCTTAGCTTCCTTATAAATCAAAGCGTCATCAGGTAAGGCAACCCATGCACCATCTTTACGATAAGAAGGAGTCCCATTGACTACAGCACCTTGAACTAAAGTACCATCTAGTAGTTGGTAGGTTTTAATACCTTCTACATTAACTTTCTTAACAGACAATCTTTCTAGATTGTTTGCTTCTTGATGTAGAGCCATTGCCTGTGCATAATCACCATTAAGCATTAACTTCCGAGCAGCAGCACGTAGCCCCTCAACAGAGCCTAAGTCACCTCCTGCTAAACCTTCACGAATACTGGAGGCTTGTTGCATGTCAGGAGTCTCTAGACCAAAGGCTGAGTTGATACCAGCCCCTAGCATTTGACCACCTGCTGCGCCTATAGCATAATCCGCATTCATACGTGCTGCTTGGTTCACGCCTCCTTGGACACGTTCCTGCTGTAGAACACTAGGATCCAAACCAAATAAACTCATTACATCGCTAGCCATGATTAACCTACTCCATATCCATTATTGTCTGTATAATCTTTCCAAGTGTTTTGACTACCTATTGGGGTATATGACATCATCTTATTCCCTACTGGAGGTAAGCTGCTCATTTTCCCCAAATCACTACCTAGCCCATGTAAACCACCAGCCATAGACTGACCTCTACGTGCCATATAACCAGCACCAGTGCCATAAGCATTGATTAGATTTTTCATAGCATTAGAATGTGCGCTAGCTTGTTGTGAACCTAAGTCACCACCAAGACCTAACATACCTAAGCCAAGTTGATCAATCGCTTGACCTTGACTGAACATACTAGAACCTATACCTATATCACGTTCACGTTGCATCTGTGCTTGGTTGAAAGCATTAGCTCTATCAGCAGCATCCTGTTGTGCAAACGCTTGAGCAAAGCCATAACCTTGTGGGCTGAGTTTTCCTGCACCAGTACCAGCTCCTAGAGCTTCACCAGCAACACGTAAGCCCTGTGTACCAGAACCAAACATACTCTCACCTAATGCTTGAGCTTCAGAAGCACGACTACTAGCTCCTAAAGCACGTTGACGATCATACATCTGCCCAGCTAGTTGGTCATAATCACCACCAGCAGCTTGCAGAGCAGAGCTACCTAGACCAAACATCTGATCTTGTTGTTGTTGATAACGAGGATCTAGATCAAACTTAGCTTGCCCGTCCTCAAAGGAGGCTGCACCAGCACCAGTAGTTACACCATAAGGCTTATACTGACCACGATCCCACGCCTGATCGCCAGCAGAGAACATCTTGTCTCCTGCCTGACCTAGCTTTTTTTGTGCTTGATAGGAACCAACAGCCCCTAACAAAGATGGGAGTAAATTCCACATTATACAGTCCTCTTCCAGAAGTATACAGTTATGTATGGTTGTACGTTATTGTGTGCGTCACCGTTACCAGCGTCACCTGTGTAGGTTGAGCTAGAATAGTTTGATGTAATATGATCAAGCACATTACCAGAAGCAGCATTATAAAACTTAGATGTATCTACCATAGTAGCAGAGTTAGCTTCTACACGAAGGTTGTTAGTATGATCGTGTTCAGGCATTTCAGCTTCTGTAAGAGTATGAGTCTTAGAACCACCCGTCTCTTCAACAGTATCAAAATCAGTATCACTAGCATCTAAGCCTACCAATACCTTACCAGCTCCAAAAGCTACCCAAGTACCTACACCTAACAAGGTAGCTGGGTTTGTAGCTACTACCGATGTATATACAGAACCTACAGGGTATGAATACCCATTGATTGTAGATTGAGTAGGTACAGCAGCAGTGATTGCAGCAGCCGTGAATGCTGTAGTAGCTAACCTTGTAGAGTTATTACCAGCAGATTGTGTAGGTGCTGTAGGGTTTCCTGTTAAAGCTGCGTTATTAGCATTTGCTTTGGTTGCATTAGCTACGGCGATAGCGTTAAACTCGTCATCAATCTCTGTACCACGTACACGTTTAGCTGCTGTGCCTACTGCTAGACCATCTTTAACAGCAAAGTTTGTTGACTTAATATAGTTACTCATTAGTTAGTCCTACCTTGTTTAACATATACGTCAAACTTTTGAATTGATAATTGATCACCTGAAATGTCTGCCTCAAAGCCTAATTGAAGAACACTACCTTGACCTCCTATAGCTACCTTGATACGATCTGTAGAACCACCGCCAGTAAACTCAGCCTCGTCATACTCAGCTACGTTATACTCAGATGTACTACTCTGTTTAACAGATCGAACATAGGAGCGAGGTTGATCTGAGTAATCAGTACCTACTTTAACTACAAACGTCTGTCCACTACCACCTATTAAAGTTACTCCAACAGTCTTTAGTATTTTAGTTACTGTAGGCTGATCAAAGTCAAAGTAGTTAGTGTGATAGGCCATGAAATAAGAAGCACCACCATCTTGATAATTCTGATACTGGGATATACCATCAGCCATACCAAAGTAGAGAGCTGTGTCTGTAGCAGTACCACATAAGATGGAACTGTTAGGCCATTTAGTTACCCGTAAGCCTCCATTCTCTAAGCGTCCTCTAGTATCAAAACAATACACCAACTCGGCAGTAGGGAATACTAATAGATAGAAAGCATCTACTGGAGAATAGATTGTATTGATATGATTTTCAGCAGACGATGCTATCATCTCTGTTAGTTCATCACGAACATTAGCTGAGAGGTCTGTAATAGGGTTAGATTTCTCTTGTATGACACGATTGAGTGAACGCAAGCCAGTATCCGATAAGAAGAACAAATCGTCTCCTACGGCCTGTATGGAGCTTCTAGCTACACACCCTACATTGTCCAGTACTTCCACCACTCGTAGAGTAGTAGGTGTAATAGTCAAGTCTGTATTATTAGTATCTCCTAGAATGACTATACTCTTCTTACAGAACACAAAGACAAGGCCGTTAAAGCCAGCAACACTTACTAACTCGTCACCACCTTTAGTCCATACTTTTCGTAGGTCTAGATCGAAGGAAGATCCTCCAGTGAAAGCGCCGTTCAATAAGTCAGAACAATGTAAGGTATGTCTGTCGGCTGATTCATTGCCAGCCCATAAGCGACCATACGCAGATGTAACAAAACTATATTGTGCTGTAGTATGGGTAGAAACAACTAAGGAGTTATTTACTTTAAGCATTGGATGACCAGCTTGAGCTAGGTAAGTTGAATCACCTAGATTTGCTGCTTGCCAATCATCACCTGTAATAGTAATACCTGTAGTTAAAGCTGTTAAGGTTTCCAGACCTTTGTAGATATCTGTACCACCCCATGAGATAAAATCAACATGGCCCGAAGCATCTATGAAGTCATGAATACCTCGGAGGTTTGTTCCCGTACCGCCAGATGATGTTTTATAAACATGACCTTTACGAGAACCAAGACGGCCAAAGTTATCAATAACACAGTTATCTGCCTGTAAAGCATAACCACTTGAAAGAGTTATACTACTTTCTTGGGTGTTTAATCCAAAAAATCCTGGGGCTGCTATGGAAGAACTT